CCGTGACTTCAAAGTAAAGAGTCCGAAAGCATTTGCGCGGTCAGATGACTTTCAGGATGTGGTGAATCTTGCTGATGAGATTGAACGACTCAGAACTGAAAACGCTGAGCTTCAAAAACTCTACGACTCGACGCCCTACACCTAATGAGAAATTCTGACACGCCAGAAAATCCTTCTTGACTAAAATGACACGTCGGGTTTAGTATCCGCGTGTGAGTATGAATGAAAGCGCCATTGGCGCTGGTGTAAGCACTGAATCTGTAGGTGCGGCTAGTCAAGCTGCGGAATCACCAACCGCGTCACAGAGTTCTGGCGTTCCTTCGGAGCAACCATCGACAGATGTAAAACAGCCAGTTCAAGGTGAGCAACCTTCTCAAACTCAACAATCAGACGATCCGCTTGCGGGGTTTCCATCTGATGATGACTTAAAAGCAGCGGTAGCCAATAAAACTCCGTTTGCAGAGCAGGCCGCTCGTATCAAAGAGGCTTACTCGACTCTCAAACCACGATTCGACGAACTTTCTGGACGCTTTACGCCCCTTCAGCCAATCGTAGACCGATTTGAAGGGCCGGAACAGCTACAGAGCGTCGTTGCATTGCATGATGGTCTGGTCGGATGGGAAAAAGACACTCAAACGGGTGAACTCGTTCCCGCGACGTTGGCTGGCGTTCAGCAAATCCAACAACAATACCCGCGACACGCAGACTTCATTGCTGCCGATCTACTCAATCTTCCTACTACTGACCCGGAAACGGGAAAGTATTATGAAAAGCGAATAGACCTCGCACTTGAAAGTATGGCTACGGAGCCGGAGCAACGAGCGAAAGTTGCCCGGATGTTTGGATTGGTTGAGCCGTCATCGGTAAGTCCTCAGTGGCAACCCACGGCAGAGGAATTAGCTATTGTTCGCCCTGAACTTCAGGACACTTACAAAAAGTTGCCCTACGAAGAACGGGAAGAACTGAAACTTGCCAGTCCTGATTTTATCAATCGAACGTTGGAGAAAGAAAAATTCCAGCAAGACTTGATAGAGCGCGACAAGCAAACTCAACTTAATCAACAACAGCAAATTCAAGCGCGAGAAAACTATATTGCTCAACAGGCTGCTCAGGCTGGAGACAATTATGTAAACTCGCAACTCTCCGAGGCGTTGACCACGTTCCATAATTCGGTTGTAGAACAGTGCAACTTCATCTCTCCGCTCGATCCTGCGAACTTGCCTGACGGTATTACCGCCGAACAAGTTCCGCAGATGAATCAGCAAATTGCCGCTTCCAACAAAGCTGAAGCCGCCCAGATAACTTTATCGGTAATAGGACTGGTCAATGAACAGACCCGTCCTTTCGTCCTACCCCTACTCAAAGAGATTGGGGTTATAGACGATAAACTGATTAAGGAACTGGACGACTACTCTAATGGGTTTGGCAATAACGGGAGAAACTACGGCGACCTCGAATACCGGGGACGTTTGCAGGCGAATGGGAACGGATTCAAGCCCGACGCCAGCATTACGAACTTGAATAACGAAGCGAAACGCAACTTGAATCGTCTTGTCCATGTGGCGAACACGATCAAGGGACGTTTGCTTGAAAAGAGAAGCCAGTTTTTCCAGATGAAGGCCACGGATCACAATCAAACCTTGAACTCGGTCGCCGCAACGCGCCCATCAGCAAATGGTGGAGTCTTTAATCCCGCGACGGCTGCCAGCGGTCAATTCCCTCAAGGCAAGCTAACGCGAGCCGAGATTGATCGTCAGTTTGGATAAAAGGAGCAATCATGCCAGAAGTCGATACCGTAACAAACTGGGTGGATTTCTATGCCCAACAACTCGTCCGGTCAAAGGACTGGTCAGTTCTCGCGGCCCCGCTGTGGAACTCTATCGGTGATGTGACAAAAGCCGTAGAAGTCTCGCAACGTGGTGTCCGTTACTATTTCGTGAAAACTCAGGCAGGCGGTCATACGCTACCTTCTCTGAGCCAGCCGGATAACAACCGAGCAATTCCATCTCAGTCAGACAGCATGTGGGCCGTCCCGCAGATGTATTCAATCTCGATGGTCATTGACTATCTTCTGATGGTCGATGCCGGGGGAGACAAAGGCCCGAAAAAAGCAAATGCGATGTTCAACATTCAGGAAATCGTTTCCCAAACTGTTGACGCCGCTGCCCAACATCAGGAGTTCTTCACCTGTGGCAACGGATCAGGCGCACTTGCATACTCAGCCAGCAGCTTGACCGTTGTGGGCGCAGGACAGGCGATGAACTGCGAAACTACCGCACTGGCTGCGCCCGGACACACTAAGGGCGCTGTCCGTCTGAAACAGAACCAGTATTACCAGAGTTTCGATACCACTACCGGATTGCCGGAAGGTACGATTCTGGTTACGTCGGCCAACAACAAGACTTCCGCGACCGTCACTCTGCTTTCGGGCGTAGTGACCAGCGGAAACCCAATCTGCGACGTTGGTGGTTTTCAGGCCGCGCCGATGGGATTCTCAGGGCTGATTGATGACACGAACCGCATCATTCAGGGTCGGGATTCTTCAGTTGACACCATTCTGAACTGTCCCTCGGTCGATCTCAACGGCACGAAATTCACGGTCACAGATCGTGAGTCTGTCAAGACCCAACTCGTCGTGCGCAACATCAACAAATCAGCCCGTAGCGGACTAAGCAATCTTGTTACTCCGGGTTTGATGTCTGACCTTCGTAAACAAGGCTACGGTTTCCACCGCACCGCAGGCGATGAACCCGTGGTTGACATTGCGGGTGGTTACAAAGACGCAGATGGTACGCAAATGCTGGAAATGTCCAACTGGGAAGAAGATCGAAGCACGTTCTTCAAGGATTCAATCGAGAAGCACACGGAATTTCCGTTCGGTGACATCCAACCCGACGATCTGACGTGGCGCAACCTTCCCGGCGTCAACTCCACAGGCAGCAGAAACTTTTACCGCATGTGGGGAACTTCGTGGACATTAGGGTTGACCGATCCGAATGCCGTAACGACCGTGAAGCGAGCTTCGCTCACCGGAATTGTTACGCAGCCGAGTGTTGGGATGGGGAATTAAGGAGGCTACTGATGGCATACACAACTAGCCTTGCGCCGTTTCAACCCAGCCCCGGCACTAACAACGATGGATCAGGAATGATCTATGAAGACGTTAAGGTGGTGGGCGCGGGGGACACCGCTGGCACTTGGGTTACGCAATTCGTGAAGCAGCCACAACGAATCACCGGGCCGTTTACGCTGACATCGATCAGCGGACAAACGGTGACGATTGGTAGCAGCTCGCTGACAGGTACGGAGTATTTGCGAGTAATCGGGTTTGCGTGACAAACACACCGAGAGACGGGGCGGAGCACTGGAAGGCCAATGAGCCGCCCCCCTCTAACTTTGACCAAGCGGCCTATCAGAAGCGGATCGATGAAATTGTCGGGACGCGAGACGGTAGGCCGATTGTAAAACTTGCGTGGGCACCGCATGAGTTTCGCTGGATGCCTCATGCGCAAGGGGATGAGCCGCCGGGGTACACGTTCCCAATTTTTTATGCTTACACAAACACTGAGGGGGAGCTAATTGCTGCTCCCCGTTGGGTGTTAATGGAGCGGTTGGAATGGCCGCAATACGGAACGACTTGGGAAGCCCTGCGTTACACGATAGAAAAAAAGCGATACGGGTTTGCGATCAATCACGAGACTGGCAAATATCTGAAAGACTCTTTTGGAAACCCAATCTTAATTCACGAATCCGGGGATGATCGACTTTGGGACTGGAAAGGGCCATGCCCCCCGGAACGGTATGTAGAATTGTGGTGTCACTGTTACCATGATGGTATATGCTGTCCGTGTATTAAGTACGGCGTTTGTGAATGTGGCGTACAGTATGAACATTGCTGGGGTAAATATCTCGATCCTAATGAGAGATTGCTGGATTGGATAAGAATCAGAGCATGGGAAGCGCGACGCGATTCAGACGTAAAACCTGACGCCGATATTCGCACCTTTGAAGCACCAAACGCCCAAAGGGAAGTTAAGAACGAGAAAGAAAAACAGCAGGAGCAGCGCCAAGAAGAAGCGATCAGATTTAACAATAGCCTGCTCAGTCATTGGCAGAGGAAACCGCAGTCTGGAATAATCTTGTCCAACTAGGACGCGAAGGAAAAACGAATGAGCGCCGTACTACAAGAAGTCAGTGAAGGCTACCCAACTGAGGGCCGAATCTTTGAGCCGCCAACCCAGAGCCGGGACAACGAAACTCCTCGCTATGTGACTATTCTTGGCAGCTTGATAGACAGAGATACGGCCACAGAACGTCCGTGGACGGCGGGAGGTGGGATCGAAATCGCCAATCCCTGTCTCCGATACGTCAAAAACTTCATTCGGAAGGGCCGGATAACTCCGGTGCTCAAGGACACTCACGATTATTGCACAGTGGAGATGTGGGAAAAGTCTACTGGGAAAGATGCCAGCTACTTTGAGCGTCCACTGCCTCCCGGCTATCAGCCTCCAACTAATGAATACGGTCACGTCACTCCAGTTCGCCGCATGATGGGCAAGATGGCGCTTCCCGGCGAACAGATTGAGGCTATCGTGAATGGGTCGGCAAACGTGTTCAAGCGTTCCCGTCGGGGAGTGATTGAACACAAATCGCTCAAGGGTCAGGAATACAATCCGCAGCCGTTGGGAAACGGGATCGTGGCTGATGCGGAGATATGGAAAATCCAGACCGCGATCTTCCCGAAGTGGCCGTTCATGCCGTTGCTTTTCGACGATACAGAACAGTTGCTTGAGAACGCGAAGGTTCATACGCTGCTCCGGCCAATCGTTGATGATGATTTGGAATCACTCTACCAGATTCGTGACTACGCACGGGGCACGGTAGAACAAACTCACTACACGATGCGCGAGACGGCGCGAACTTCCGAAGCAGGATATATCCCTCGCTACACGGCAATGGATTTCGTGCTGCTGGATCAGTTGGGGATGGCGCGTCAGGACATGAATATCAAGCGCGAAGTTGCTCCTGAGAACGATCCCGAACTCCGCGATATGTTCAAGCAGTTCATTCAGCTATCGCTGGAAGAAAAACAGGCACTCGCGGACGCACGTAAAGCTGAATCTCTCGCCCCTGAAATCAACGAAAAGACAATGATGGCTGGCGATCCGGGTCAACCGGGCACGTCAGGTTATAGTGGCTTCAGCGGCGAAGTGTTAGCCTCTACTGAAACGCTGCAAGTTGCGGGAGACGCTGCGATCACTCAGGGCGATGCGGTGCAATTCGACCTTGATGGCCCGCGTCCTGCTGAAATCCATCACAAGACTTGGGAAAAGATGCGCCGAGAAGCCGGGAAGGAATAAGTGGCGCGAACTATAAGCGACATGATGGACAATGCCAGAACTCATTTGGCAGACCCTCGCAGTTCGTGTCCGGGCGATTCCCAGTTACTTCAAAAAACGTGCCTACATATCCGCGTCTTACTACGAGCGAAGCAGAATGTTTCAAACCAATGGAACTTTGGCGAAACCTTCGTTGACATCACGCCCGGCGAAGATACCTACCAAATCACGGACGCAGCTTTCGGTACGCCGCTAGTGGTTACGACCGTTCCTGAAAACACAAATCAGATCGTGCGCATAATTCCGTTTTCCTGTCCGCAAAATCTTAACTATTCTTGGGGATACTCACAGAACTCCGCCGCGTTTTGGCCGTCCTATGATGGGTCGAATTGCAACGCCATGCGCTGCGCGATTTTCTGGCAAAATAACTTGCCTTACATTCGCTTTTTGCCCACCCCGGAGATGTCCCCTGCGAGTTATAAAATTCAGTTTCTTCAGAACGCTAACCAAGTCGGCATCGCGTCTCTTAATTCATCGCCTCTGATGGATCAAGATTGTGATCTTGTCGAGGTGCGAACTGCGAAAAGCCTCCTTGCCGTGGCCGAGTGGGACGGTAACAATGGCCCACAAAATGCAGAGAAGCGGAAAGATTTATTCGTCACGCTTGGCAATGACGAAAAGCTCACCTATGAGCAATTCTTAATTGCGAATCGGTTGACTACAGGCCCGAAGATCACAAATCGTTGGAGTACCGTTGAGGTATGACAGAATGGACGCAGCCTCTCCGCAATGGAGCCAAAATTCCCGACCATCCTGACGGCACTACCGCCCGCAAGATAATCAAGTTAGGCGAAGTAGTAGACGCGAAAGACGGCCATCCGTTAACTGCCGGACTTCACGAAAGCGATATTAGATCGCTAATGAGCGGCAATCACGCGCTCGACCATCTCTACCGTTTTGCGATCAAGCAGATCGGTGATGATAAAGTTATCTACCACACGCGCTCACGGGTTATAATCGCGGTGGAAACCGAAGATGCCGACATTCAATGAACAGCTTGCCAAACTTCTTTTCTTACCGGAAGAAAAGCGCAACGCAATCCTCAAGAAGCTTGAAGCTGACAATCCCGAAGGCTACCAGAAACTAAATCTCTACCTCCGGGCAAATCCCGGCGCAGTCCATGAAGCACAAGGGTATGAACACTGGCTGAGAAGGTTAGGATCGCATACCTTCACGCGACATTTCGCCCCAATTCAACATCGCTTTTGGCAATGGAATTGGGGAATTTTAGAAAAGGTGCGAGAGAACGTTCCTTTAGAGCCTCGTGAGACGGTTGGATTCCTTCCGTGGCCGAGAGAAACCGGGAAAAGTAGCCATGTTGAGTGGGCCTGTATTGCCGAGGGTGCGCTTCTCAAGACCGGCTACGTAATCTACCTCAGCGCGAAACTCTCTCAGGCGATTGACCATGTGGTGGCGATTCGTGATCGCATAGAATCCGAAAAAGTATCCGACTTATATCCGTGGTTAGGCAAACCAAAGCTAGGATCGCACGGAAACAAGTTTGGTTGGGGTCAAGAGTTTTTGATGACAAGCGGCGGGTGGGCCATCCGACCCATCGGCGCGGACGTTGCCGCTCGTGGCGGCAAGGCAATCAATATTCGTCCCACGCTTATCGTGCCAGATGATTATGACGAGCTAGGCGACAGCCCTCACGTTGTCGAGCACAAAGAGCACTTACTTACTCGTGCGATTCTCCCGATGGGCAATGCGAATACTCGCGTGTTAGTTCCTCAAAATCCTATCCATCCGAACTCTGTGGTTAATCGAATGTTAGAGGGTACTTCGCTGGCGTTGGCAATGCGTACTGTTTTCGGAGAGATCAACGATGATGGCTCGCTCAGTTCACGTCCGATTCCCGCTGTCAGAGGATTAGTTTACGAAGTTCGTCAAAGCGATGAAGGCCCGTATTCAGTGATTACGCAAGGCGAGAGTCTATGGGACGGGATTAGCATTCAAGATTGGGACGCGACTCTTAATCGTGTTGGCCCTCCCGCGTTCGAGGCGGAGTACCAACATGATATGTCGGTATCGAAGGAAGAAAGAGTTCTTCCTGAGTACGATGATCGAGTAACAATGGCTCATGTCATAACGTGGGATCAATTTGAGCAAAAATATAGGATGCGTCGGATTCCTTCGGACTGGGCTTGTGATGTAGGACTCGACATCGGGTTTACTTCCGGCCATAAAAGCGCGTGGACATTTCTGACAAAAGTTCCCCAAAGTGCAGAATTGTCAGGAACGATTTTTCGTTATCGTGGGCGGACGTTCACGGGAATAAGCATTGACGATCAGGCAATCAAGATACAAAGTGAATTGTGGCCTGACGAACAACTACAACGTGAGTTCATGTCGCACGAGAAACTTGGTGAGCGATTAACTCTGGCGCAAAAACATGGATGGCATTTTCAGCCGTGCGATTCAGCCAAGACCGCAGGCATAGCCCAGTGGCGACATCACTTGAGAGTGGATCGTAGGCAACCACATCCGTTTCACCGGGACGAGAAAGACGAACATGGCTTGTGGAAGATTGGCCGACCCTCGTGGTTTGATATTGTTGATTCCAAGCAGTTTCGTGCTCCGATTGACGATTATGGTTTGAAGCGCCACCGAGACGGAGCATACAACTGGCGGCAAGTGCCCGTGAAGCTGACTGATAAGGGAATGACGATTGAACAACCCGCCAAGCTGGAAGATGACGAAAACGACGCAACGAGAATGTTACTTGCGGGAGCAAGTTTTGGGCCGACTGAACATTCCATGACGATGACACAAAAGATCGCCTCAGTTATACCTGTCGGCTACCACAGACAAGAACTCGAACAGCGGACTGACATTGATCCAACCACGAAACACTTGACGGCAGAGATGGCAGAGTTCCTTGCAAAGCGAGGATTAAAGAAACCGCCGAAGTTGGTTGATACTCACGGACAGGTTTTGGGTCGGTAAAAATCGGTGTTGCAGAATGACACGGACGGGGTTATATTGTGACCGATGCCTGCGGTTTCAAAGAAACAGCAGATTGCGATGGCAATCGCAGAACACGAACCGGACAAACTTAATCCGGCGAATCGCGGACTACTAAAGATGTCTCATTCGCAGTTGCATGATTTTGCAGCGACACCGCGAAAAGGTTTACCAGAATCAGCACCAAAGAAAAGGCGTGGACTGAAAAATGTTCGCGTTTAGGAGGATAATCACATGGCTGGACTTTTAACCTACCCAAGCTCGAATCGTCAGGCAAGTGCCGATGTAGGTTTTGCAATCTTGCAGGCGGGCGTACAAGGTTACTTGACAAATTCTGCTGTTACCGGAGCTGCGACCGCGCAGGATTTGATTGACTTTGTGAATGCCGCCGTAGTTGCACCGGGAGCAGAATCATTCTCGCAGCGCAATTCCATCGCTCGTGCAATCCAAGAGGGGAAGAACCTCGGAGATTTGAGCGACGCACGTGTAGCAGCGGCAACTTCAATCTCAGACTTAGCGCAGACGTACACTTGGGTTTCAGATTATCCGGCGTCGCTGACAGGTCAACTCGGCCCGAACTTGCTGCCGTAGCATGTCCGCCAAAGTTCTGAAATTCTCTCAACGTCTTGTAGGCGTCAGTGAGAATGCTATCCGCACGATTGAGGACATTCACCCTTACCGATTAGAGGACAAAGCAATGGCGTGGCCGAAAAGGAAAGTGAGCGGGATGCCGCCGCAGGAACCTGATGCTGATGAGATGCCTAAGCCGGTGTCTCAACCAAAACCAATGTCGGCCAAGATGGTTCCGCAGGGTAAGCGGCCAAACTCAGCCCTCAAGAGAAGGTTCTCTCCCGGCATGAACATTCCAGTGAATTTACCGCAAGGTAAGGGATTGGCTGATGCGATTAAAATTCAGCGCCGATTCAATGCGCAAGACACTGCGATGTGGAGTGCTATGCGATGACCTTCCGACTTCTAGGTTGGTTACGACATCTTGCTGCTAGTGAGTATTGGCGAGCAAGAGCAATTCGCGCCGAACAGAAACTAGAAGATGAGTGTATTCGTAATCGCTGCCGCGAAGATATGTTCATTTCAGCAAGTGTGATGGGA